GATTTACTGTTATGAGTCCTAGAAGCCCCTGGAAGATCAGAGATAAGATCACTGCTGTCAATACTGCCCTGTTTGATGCTAATGGTGATAGAAGAACATTAATACACCCACGTTGTAAAGAATTGATAAAGGCACTTAGGACATTAACTTATGCACCTAACACTGGTTTACCTAATAAGAATCTGGGAGTGGATCATGCGTTTGATGCTTTTGGTTATCTTTGTCTGCAACAATTTAACCTGGCGAAACCTGAGACATTAGGGCAGACTGCGTTTAGAATATATTAAGAGACTTTTTGCTTATGCCTTATCATTACGGAATGTCAACAACAAAAAAGAAAAAGAAGAAGAAAAAAAGCGGCAAGAAACGCTGTTCTTGTAGTATGTAATTATGACTAAATTATGTGCCAGAGGTAAAGCAGCAGCAAAACGTAAGTTTAAGGTATATCCTTCGGCTTACGCTAATGCTTATGCGGTGAAAGTATGCAAAGGAGATGTAAAAGGACCAGATGGTCAAAGAAGGACTGCTTCTGGTTACACAAAAAGTAAAAAACGTACAACAACAAAGAGAAAACGTGCCACAAGCAAGAAGAAAAAGTAAACCTAGCACTAAAACCAAAGGTGGTTTAGACCGTTGGTTTAAGGAAAACTGGGTTGATGTTAAGACTGGCAAGCCTTGTGGTCGTCAAAAAGGAGAGAAGAGAGGATATCCTGCGTGTCGTCCAAGCAAACGTGTATCAAGTAAGACACCTAAGACAACAAAAGAGATGAGTCCAGCAGAAAAAGCTAAATTTAAGAGAGAAAAAACAAGTAGTAAGAAGATAACATATCAACATAGACGAAAAAAGAAGAAAAAATAAGTGAAAATCACATATTTAAAGGTAATATAGTTATATAAAGGTCAAAAACAATGCCAAAGGGATCTTACTCTTCAAAACAACGCAAATTAGCTGCTGTTGCACCTCCAAGAGACAAGATTACGGCTGCTGATCTTAAAAAATTACGTTCCAAAAAGAAAAAACGTAAAAAGAAATGAAACTAACCACTCGTCAAAAAAACAAACTTAAAGAACATTCAGAACACCATAGTCCCGCACACATGGAGTTTATGAAAAGACGCATGAGAGCAGGAGATTCATTTACTGTTGCTCATAAAAAAGCACAAGCGAAGGTAGGAAAGTAATGCCACGCAAAAAAGGAGTCAGTTTATCAGTTGGAAGAGGGGAAAAGTCCAAAAAAGGAGGGCTGACTGCTAAAGGACGAGCAAAATATAATAGAGCTACAGGAAGTAATCTAAAAGCACCAGTAACCAAAAAAAAGAATTTAACACCAAAAGAAAAAGCAAGAAGAAAGAGTTTTTGTGCAAGAATGAAGGGAGTTAAAGGTCCGTTAAAAGATAGTAAAGGCAGACCGACAAGAAAAGCATTAGCATTAAGGAGATGGAGGTGCTGACATGACTTACTCTTTACCTGGAATGTTTAGAACAAGCATTACCTCCACAAGTTATATAGGTGGAACAGATAGTCCTTTTACTCGTAATCGTGCTGTATTAGACATGGTTAAGGGTTGGGAAATTATGAAGGCTGTTACTGAAGGAACAGAATATCTTCGTGATAATAGTGAAGCCTTTTTACCATTAGAACCAAGAGAAGATTATGATGCTTATCTTGCGAGAGTTAATAGATCAGTATTTAGTCCTTTTACTCAAAGATTGATAAGAGCAGCTACAGGTCTTGTCCTTCGTAAACCTATTACATTAACTGGTGATCCTTATTGGACAGAGATGTTCAAGATGGACGTTGATGGTTGCAAATCGGATTTAGATGAATACGCAAGAAGAGTATTGATGTGTTCATTAACTTACGGTCAAAGTCATATCCTTGTTGATTATCCTGCACCTTCTGGTGCGGTTAGTCTTGCAGAAGAACGTCAACAGAATCGTAGGCCATACTGGATTGAGATAGATCCTACAAATATTTATGGTTGGAGATTAGATAGAGAATCTAATTATGGAAATCTTATACAGGTAAGAATTGCAGAAAAAGCTGTATTACCTGATGGCGATTTTGGCGAAAAGATATACGATCAAATGAGAGTTATAGAACCTGGGAGGTATCGTGTTTTTAGGAAGAAGGAAACAGTCGAAGACATGTACGAAGAGAATGACGGTGCTTATTCTGGGAATATGTCTAGTCCAGCAGGTGAAAAGGATTTTGAATTGTCCGAATCAGGCCAATTTTCTTTGGGCGAGATACCTTTGGTCACTGTTTACTCAGGTAAGGTTGACAACATGACAAGTAAACCACCATTACTTGATATCGCATATCTGAACCTTGCACATTATCAAAGACAGGCTGATCTTATTCATAGTTTGCATGTTGCATCTCAACCAATGCTTGTAATGGAAGGATATGATGACCAGACCAAAGATCTTGCTATATCTGTTAATTATGCGATGGCAACTCAACCTGGTAATAAAGTTTATTATGTAGAGCCAGCGAGTAGTGCCTTTGATGCTCAATCTGCTGAGATCAAGGAGCTACAGATGCAGATGGCTACTTTAGGTATCAGCACCTTGTCACAACAGAAGTTTGTAGCTGAATCTGCTGATGCTCGAAGATTAGATCGTGTAGATACTAATTCTATGCTTGCCATGGTTTCTATGGAATTAGAGCAGAAACTACAGAAAGCATTTAATTTATCTGCTGATTATGTAGGTATCGAACCACCAGAAGTAAAGATCAGTAGAGATTTTGATATTGAAAGATTGATAGGACAGGATATTACAGCATTAACTTCCTTGTTTGACCAACAGGTTATCGATAGAGATGAATTTAGAGACATTTTGGTGCAGGGTGAAGTGCTACCAACGGCTAATGAGGCCAAATCTGAATAGTTTGTTACAATTAAAAACAAATACATGAAATGTATGTCTAAACACATTGATTATGTTCAACAACCTGATGGAACATTTAAATGGGAATTAGCAGAAATCCCTGCGGTGAAATCAACTCCTCCTGTTAAGGAAGAAAAGAAAAAATCTGCTGCAAAGAAAACTACTACTACAACAAAAGAATAATTTATGGCAATCGAAGAAAAAGTAATTCAGCCTGAGTCCGTGACCAGTCCTGAACAGCCCGTGGCTGAAACTCCTTCACAAGCACAACCTCCTATAGAAGCTATTAAAAAACAGTATGAAGAGCAGATTGCAAATATGCAAAAAGATTTTGCTCAGAAGTTAGCTGAAAAAGAAGAAGATCGTTTAGGTACAAAAAGAAAGTTAAATGAACTTTATGACAAGAAAAAAGAAGAAGAACAGAAAATTTTAGAAGATCAAGGACAATTTAAAAGTCTTTGGGAAGAAGCAAAAAAAACAAACCAAGAAATGCAGCAAAAAATCAATACTTTGCAGCAAGAAAATGAAAGCATTAAGACTTCAAACGAAGTTGCCTCTACAAAGCAAACAGCATTAGCAGCTATAAGTAATCTTGGAGCGATTAATGCAGAACAAACCTTATCATTGCTACAGAGTAAGTTACAAAAAAATGCTGAAGGTAAAGTTGTTGTTCTTGAAGGAGGAATAGAGCACGACTTAAATACCCATCTTGCAAGTCTTAAAAATCCAGGTAGCGGTTGGGAACATCATTTCAAGGCCAGTACTGCTGCTGGAATGGGTGCGAAACCTAGTCCTGTATCAAATGTATCAGGTGGTGCAGTTAATCCCTGGAAGACTGGCAATTTGACGCAACAGATTATAATGGAGAATGAAGATCCAGATCTCGCAGCCGTGCTGAAGAGAGAGGCTCAACAAAAATAGTTAGTTTCCGTGAAACTAATGTCCCTTTTCCGTGATTAGGGTATCGCAAAAGTTAAAAGGTAAAT